ATTCCGCCCCGCCCGCTGCCATGCACCTTGTTGCGAAGGCGGTTTCACCCGGGCGGAATTTGCATCCAAGGGAGTGGCCGGCTCCGCGCTCGGCCTCGCCATCGGCGGGCTGTCCGCGGCCCTTCTGAACAACGACGGCGACGGCCCCCTCGGCGGCCTGCTCGGGAACGGCGGCTCGAAGAAGAACGAGAAGATCGCCGATCTCATGGCCGAGAACACCCTGCTCAAGAGCAAGTCCTACACCGACTCCGAGGTGAAGTCCATCACCGCCCGCGTGTCCGGCATGGAGGTCGAGCAGGCCAAGCAGGGCGCCCGCATCGACTGCCTCCAGAACCAGATGGACCTGAAGGGCCAGATCCTCGAGGGCAAGATCAGCGAGGCCTCCCTCGTCGCCGCCAACGGCATCGAGCGCGTGTCGTGCGGGCTCGACTGCCTGCGCCATACCGTGGACGGCATCGCCTCCACCTACGTGCCCGCCGGGAAGGTGACGCCTCTGCCCGCGCCCAATCCCTTCCCGCCCGTGCCTCCCTACTCTCCCTACCCCTATCCCTATCCTTTCCCGTTCCCGCCCGTGCCTCCGGTTCCTCCGGTGAGCTCCGGCACGACGACCGGCGGAACCGAGGCGACGAACAATGGCTAGGCTCCCCAAGTCTAGGTTCGCGCCCGTTCTCGCCGAGTTCGTCCGGCAGGGCGTGGCCGCCAAGTCCGACGGCCTCTTCCGCCTCGGCGCCCACATGGTCGCCTCCGCGATAGCCGGAGGCTCCATGGCGTCCCGCATCGACGCGGCCGTGCCCATGCTGCAGGCCCTCGGCATCGCGGACGCCTCCGGCTCCATCGACATAGAGGCCGCGGGCCCCGCCCTGCGCAAGGCCATGCAGGACTCCGGCGGCAAGATCCTCTGCTGCCCCGCCCTCGGCGGCGGCCTCTGGGTCGACGTCTCGGACGTGGACATGCTCGTCAACATCGCAAGAAAGCATGCGGAGTGAAGGATGAAAAGATACGACATGACTGAAGACGTGGCCGGAATGGTCTACCGCAAGGTTCTCGAAACCGCCCGCCACGTCGTGGAGGACGCCGGCTCCGAAGCCCTGACCGGCACCGACCTCGACAAGCTCAAGGACTGCTTCACCGTGGTTCACCTCATCGCCCACATGGACCACGCCGAGTAGGCGTGGTCCGTCCGTCCCGCCATGAAGGGGGAGCGCTCCGGCGCTCCCCCTTCTCGGTTTGACGCGCCTGCGATAATGTGGCTTTATTAGGCCGTTCATGGAGGTGCCCGTGGCTTGCGGACGTTTTTCTTCACGCGGCGGAATGCAGACGTGCATGGCGCCGGGACAGGGGTGCGGACCCCTGCCCCTCCCTCCGCTCGTCTACGTGGGAAAGGTGGCCTCGGATTCCGAGCTGCCTTCGAGCCCCCGCATCGGCTGGACGTTCGTCGCCGAGGCGCCGGGCGTCTACGCCGGGCATTCCCTGAACGAGGGCGACGCCATAGTCTGCATCGGCATGGCGCCGGCGGAGTGGACGTCCTTTTCCGGGCCGGTGGACCATTCGATGTTCGTGAAGTTCACGGACATGGCCACCGCTTCCAAGACGGGCGTCGTCTACGTCGACCCGGCGCTGGATTCCTCCTCGGCCAATCCCGTGGAGAACCGCGCCATATCCTCGGAGCTCGACCTGAAGGCGGACTCCGCCGACTTTCTGACAATCACCAATGCCGAGATTCTGCACATCGTGACCGGAGGCTAGGATGGCTGCGACGAAATACCTCGACTACAACGGGCTCCTCTACTTCTGGACGCTCATAAAGAACATGTTTGCCAAGCCGTCCAATGCGAGTCCGCAGATGGACGGGACGGCGGCCGCGGGCTCCTCCGCGCTCTACGCGCGCGGAGACCACGTCCATCCTTCGGACACGGCCAAGGCCGACAAGGCGACGACCCTCGCCGGGTACGGCATTACCGACGCCAAGATCCAGAACGGGACGATCACGCTCGGGTCGGACACCATCACGCCGCTGACGTCCATCCCCGCCTCCGGCGTGACGGCGGGGACGTACAAGTCCGTCACCGTCGGAACCGACGGCCGAGTGACGGCCGGCACGAACCCGACGACACTTTCCGGCTTCGGCATTACCGATGCCTACACCAAGACGGAAATCGACCAGAAGATTTCTGGCGGCATGCACTACAAGGGCTCCGTCCAGACCGTGGCTGACCTGCCCTCGTCGGGGAACGAAGTCGGCGACTTCTACAACGTCATAGCGACTGGCGAGAACTATGCGTGGGACGGCACGGCGTGGGACCAGACCGGCTCCATGGTTGACCTGCAGCCCATCACCAATGCCGAGATCGACACTATTGTGGCGTCTTAGAGTTGATCCATGCCGGGATTGACATTGCAGTGGACATCTAGGCTCTGGCGCCTTCTCGTCTCGCTGGCCGCCTGCCTCCGGCGCATGAAGGGGATTCAATGAGCGTACTCGAGAACTTCAGGTGGCCTTCGCTGGCCCGCGACCTCGCCGTCATGCAGACGCCGGGCTCTCCCATCACGGACTTCGGCGACATCTACGAGACGTACGGCATCACCGAGGACGAGCTGAAGACGGTCATCCAGATCCCCGCCTTCCAGCAGATGTACCGCGACGAGCTCGCCGGGTTCAGGTCGCAGGGCTCCAAGGCCGCGTCCCTCTACCGCACGGGCACGCTGTCGCAGGCGCTCATGGAGCACCTGTTCAGCGACGCCATGGCGGGGCACATGAAGGCGCCGGACATGCTGAAGCTCCTCGAGCTCCTGCTCAAGGCGTCCGGCCAGCTCAACCCCGAGGCGCCGACCGTCAACGTCCAGACCAACGTGGGCGTGGCCATCCCCGTGCCCGACCTGAAGAACCACAAGCTCGACCATCTCAAGGCGGTGGAAGCGCGTGGCTAGCTTTCTCAAAGGAGCGATGCGGGCGCTGTCCCGCAGTCCGAAGACGGCCAAGTTCGTCGACACGCTGAACCATGCGGATCTTCCTCACGGATGGTCGGACGACCCGGAAATCATGCGCATGGCCGGGGACGCGTGGGAGGAGCTGGGAACGGACAGCCCGTTCTTCCGCTCGTTCTACAGGAACTCCAAGCTCGTCGACCCGGAAGGCTATCCCATCGTCTTCTACCATGGTTCTCCGTACGAAGACCTCGACTTTCTCGACCCCGACGTATCCCGCCTCGTGCCGGAAGGTGGAGCGTCCTACGGTGTCACCCATCCCGGTACTGGGTTGTCGTATATCGCCCAGCCTGACGACCGGCTCCGCGACGATTTCAAGACGCGTGCGCAGAACGCGCTTCTGGCCGGACACCGCCTTGTAGCGCCGGACCGTTTTGGCAATCTGCGTTCCGTTGGCCTGTCAGGCGAGATTCCGTCTCGCGAGCTGGACGCCTACATGACGTTTGGAGATATTCTGAGCAATCTCACGCGTGCCGACCGGAAGCGCAATCTCCGCGACCTGTCCGACGTCTACGACGTTATGCCTCCCGGCGTGCCGGTTCCCGACTATGTTCTTCGCGAGGCTACGTCTGGACACCACGCCTTCTCCCGTTTTCTCGAGGACAATTCTGAAAAGCTTGGCGTGTCCGAACTCCGCGACGTCTTCACGGACCCGTCGATGGGGAAAATCTACCCTGTCTACGTCAATGCCGAGCGTCCCCTCGTCGTCGAGAGCCGGCCCGGCGTCGAGGACTGGACCCAGACTGGCCAGATGGCGCTCGACCTGTCTTCGCTCTCTCCAAGCGAGCGCGAGCGCCTCTCCGTCTATCCGCGCAACATCCGCGACCTGCAGCGCGGCTACGACACGCCGGAGATGCTGTACCAGAGCGTCAATTTCATGGACCTCCCGACAGACCGCCTCGCCGCCCATCTCCGGCTCCATACCGACCACGACGCCCTCCTGTCGAAGGGCGTCTACGACGGCATGGGCATGGACGTTCCGAAGGCCGACGTGGTGGCGTTCCAGCGTCCGGGGCAGGCCAAGGCCGCGTCCGGGCCGGTCGTCGGCACCTTCGACCCGAACCAGCGGAGCATGTTCCGCGGCGTCCTCCCCTACGTCATGGCGGGAGGCGCCCTCGCCGCGCCGTCCGCCGCGGAGGCACGGCTCAGGGAGCGCGACCTCCCTGTGGAAGAAGCGTGGAATCCCGTCGAGGCGCTCGCTCTCGCTCCCGTCGGCGCGGCATCCCTCGCGGGAGCTGCGGGAGGCCTGCTCGCCGACGCCGCCATGGGTCTCGCTCCCGACCTTCCCGAAGTCCCTGAAGAATACTACGAGGCCGCGCAGTAATGTTCAGATACGTCCCCTCCCCCACCGGGCTTGCCTTCCACGAGTCCGACAAGTACGTGAAGATGCTCTGCGGGCCGTACGGCTCGGGCAAGTCGTGCTGCTGCGCCATGGACATCCTGTTCTACGCCTGCGCCCAGCCCGCCGCCCCGGACGGCGTGCGGTACTCGCGCGTCGGCGTGGTGCGCTCGTCCTACCCCGAGCTCACGTCCATGACCCGCAAGTCGCTCTTGGAGGTGCTTCCGCCCGAGTGCGGCGACATCACCGGCGCGGTGGCGCCCCTGCGCGGCGTCTATGTCATCCCGCTGCAGGACGGCACCAAGGTGAGCCTCGAGCTCAACCTCTTCGCCCTCAAGACGCCCGACGACTGCTCCAAGATCCTGTCGGCCAACTGGACCTTCGCGTGGATCAACGAGGCCACCGGCGTCTGTCAGGAGGTCTTCGCCGCCGTCCAGACCCGTATCGGGCGCTTCCCTCCGCAGGACTTCGGCGGGGTGAACTGGGGCGGGGTCATCATGGACTTCAACCAGCCCGCCCACGGCTCGTGGCTCGACCGCTACTGCAAGGAGCCCGAGCCGAACTGGCTCGTGCTGCGCCAGCCCCCGGCCGCGCTCAAGATCGACGGCCCCGACGGCAGGCCGGTCTACGAGGTCAACCCGAACGCCGAGAACCTGCGGAACCTCGGCGCCCGCGAGGAGGGCGACCCCGACGACTTCCCGGCAGAGCAGAGGGGGATGCGGTACTACCGCAACCAGATCCAGTCCCTGCTCAAGGCGGGGCGCTCCGACGTCGTCGAGAACCAGTACTGCATGCTCGACGTCCCCGTGGTGGAGGGCAAGCCCGTCTTCCCGTCGTTCTCGACGGAGCGCCACGTGGCCCCGAACCCGCTGGAGCCCCTCATGTTCCACGAGATTGTCGTTGGCATGGACCAGTCGGGCATCCATCCGGCTGCCGTGGTTCTCCAGAACCAGAACGGCAAGTGGTGCGTCCTCGACGAGCTCTACGCCGAGAACGAGGGCTTCGAGAACTTCCTCAACGGCATGCTCGTCCCCATGCTGCGGAGCAGGTACTCCACCTGTCCCGTGACGGCGGCCATCGACCCCTCCAACCAGAGGGACTCGTGGCAGGGCGTCACGCCCCGGCAGAGGCTGGAGGAGGCGGGCATCCCCGCCGTGACGGAGATAACCAACTCGCCTAAGGCCCGCATTCAGGCCGTCGACCACATGCTCAACCTCGAGGCGGGCGGCCTGCTCGTCAGCCCGGCGTGCGAGAACCTCATCAACGGGTTCACGCACGAGTACCGCTACCGGCGCATGCAGGCCTCCGGCACGCTGGGCGCCGTCTACACGCCACAGCCGGAGAAGAACGACGCCTCGCACTATCAGGACGCCCTTCAGTACGCCTGCCTGCTCATCCAGCGGGGGGACATGGAGGACGCCGGTGAAATTCAGGATCTCGCCCGCCGGCTCTCCGAGAAGCGCCGGGCGCTCGGGAGGATAGTCTAGATGGCAGAAACCTACGCGTCCG